GAAATTCTAGCAAGAAAAACTAACTTTGCAAGAAAAAATAACAATTTTTTTCAATCTTAGGGAAAACACCTAGAAAAAAGCCGTGCAAAAAAAACTTCCCACTGCAACAAAAACTAGCTAGAATGCGCGGCATGAACGCTCAAACCAACCTCAAAAAAGCCATAGCAAAGATGGGTGGCGTGGCTGCCACAGTGCGAAAGCTCGGGCTAAACGGCCATGCTGTCGTTTACCAGTGGACGAAAAATCGCGTACCGGCAGAGCGGTGCATTCAGATCGAAACCGTTACCGAAGGTGCGGTGCGCTGTGAAGACCTACGCCCGGACTTGCGTTGGGACGTGCTGCGTAATTCAAAGGATGAGAAGGCGACAGCATGAATCTACAAATTGATCCAGATTTCGCTAACCTTATCCCGCCGCTATCCACTGAAGAGCTGGCACAGCTCGAAGAAAACATTGCTGCCGAGGGGTGTCGTGACCCGCTGGTGGTGTGGGGCAATACGCTCATTGATGGGCACAACAGATTTGAGATTTGCACCAGGCTGGGAATCAGCTACAGCACGGTGCAGATTGAGTTTGCAGACCGTGAAGCAGCCGCTGATTGGATTGACGCTAATCAGCTTGGTAGGCGTAATCTGACACCAGATCAGCGCACCCTGCTACTTGGCCGCAGGTACAACAGGACGAAAAAGGCGCACGGTGGCGACAGAAAATCAGAAGAATCAAGGGGTCAAAGTGATCCCTTGAAAACTGCCGAAGTCCTAGCGCAACAACATGGCGTAAGCCCTGCCACGGTAAAGCGCGCTGGGCAATATGCCGCCGCCGTAGACGCCATTGCAAAGGCGTTGCCTGACAGTGCGCCAGCAGCCTTGCCTCGGCAGGCTGTAATCAAAGCCGCTGCCATGATCGAAAAGGCACCAGAACGCGCAGCGGAGATCATCTCTGGAACCAAATCACTGGCAGACGTTACCCGCGAAACCAAGCGCGCAGAGCTTGTCGAACGCTTGGAAAACGTAGCAGCTATCGAAGCAAAAGCTACGCAAGGTGTCTATGACGTGATCGTTCTTGATCCGCCTTGGGACATGCAAAAGATTGAACGCGACGTGCGACCAAATCAATCAGAGTTTGACTATCCAACTATGAGTGAAAAAGAGCTTGCGGAACTGGCGATACCAGCCGCAGATGATTGCCATGTTTGGGTATGGACTACGCACAAGTTTTTGCCAGTGGCATTACGTCTGATTGACGCCTGGGGTTTGAAATACGTCTGCACATTCACTTGGCATAAGCCTGGCGGTTTTCAGCCGATTGGCTTGCCGCAATACAACTGTGAATTTGCCCTGTATGCCAGAAAAGGCGCGCCTGCTTTCATTGATACCAAGGCATTCCCTGTGTGCTTTCAAGCCCCGCGTGGCGCGCATAGCGAAAAGCCGGAGGAGTTCTATGACGTTGTTCGCCGCGTCACCGCTGGGCGTAGGTTGGATATGTTTAACCGTAGGACTATTGACGGGTTTGATGTGTGGGGTAAAGAGGCAGCAGCATGAGTAATTATTCCATTGACCGATCATGGTCTGACCGATTCATACCTGCCATTAAGCGCATTGTCGGCCCGCTGTTGTTGGAAGAAGCATCTTTTGAAGTTGACACCAAACAAGCTACCGATTTGATCGTACTCAACGCCCGCAACAAGATGATCGCCGCGCGTGTGCGCCGCAGTGGTTATGCAAACAAGTATGGGTTTGAGTTCACCATTCGTTCTCATCGTGATTCAGGCGCTAAAACAGAACTCCAAAAGGTTGTTGACGGTTTTGCAGATTGGATGTTTTACGGGCACGCCGATGGTGACACAGCAGGTATTTTGCGCTGGATGGTCATCGACCTGGACGCATTGCGGGCCGCATTGATTCGGCATCAATACAAGCCAATGAAACAAAGCAATGGTGATGGTACGCACTTTGTCGCTTTTGATGTGCGTCAACTTCCAGGAAACTGCATTGTTGCAAGTAGCTTTGAAATACCTGCAAACGTAAACCAAATAAGTGCGAACGCTGATCGGTTGCTTTGCACTGCTTAGGCCGCTTCATGAATTTTTACCCCACGGCTAGGATAGCTACCGAAAAGCAGGACTCACCTAACTGCCTGCCGCGTGGGTTTCTCTTAGGTGCTTTTGGTGATAAACAATGCGTGATTACAGCAGTGTTTCCGGTGCGTTTTGGATCGGCAAGACAGGCAAGGAATTGCGTGGCGATATGCCAGCACAACTTCTCGCGCTTTACCTGATGACCAGCCCTCACAGCACAATGACTGGCGTTTACCACTGCCCGATTTTGTACATGGCGCACGAAACAGGCATGTCTATTGAAGGGGCTACAGAGGCCCTTCATAGGCTCATACAAGCCGGATTTTGTGAGTACGAAGAGGCTTCTGAGTCTGTTTTTGTGGTTCGGATGGCAGCTTTTCAGATTGGCGAGGTTTTGAAGCCCGGAGATAAGCGCATTTTGGGCATGCCAAGACATGTCGAAAATATCACTTCACCCTATATGAAACAACGGTTTATCGACGTTTATGGTGAAGCTTTCCACATCAAAACCGATAGCAAAAAACAAGAAATAGACAAGCCCCTTCCAAGCCCCTCCATAGCCCCAGCCAAGCCAGGAACAGGAACAGGAACAGATAATACCTTTATGTCGCCAGCAAAGCTGCCGACCTGCCCGGTTGAATCAATCGTCAAGGCTTATCACGAAATCCTGCCTGACTTGCCTAGAGTCAGGGTCATGGATGACGGACGACAGAAAGCCATTCGAGATCGGTGGAAGTGGGTGTTGACGACAAAAAAGCCAGACGGCTCACCCCGAGCAGCAGACAGCGACCAAGCTGCTGAGTGGTTCAAAATGTACTTTGAGCGAGCCAGAGACAACGATTTCCTGATGGGTCGAACAGGACGGCAAGGCGAACACCAGAACTGGCGACCAGACATCGACTACCTGATGACCACAAAAGGCTTGAAGCAAGTGATTGAAAAAACGGCGGTAGCAGCATGAACGCCTTTGCAGAAACCCAATTCATTACCGACCCGGTGGCCAGCATTGAAGCCGAAAATTGCTTGATTGGCGGCCTGCTTCTCGACAATTCCGCTTTCGACCGCATCAGCGACAGGCTACGCCCTGAGCATTTTTTCACATCAAAAAACCGCGAAATCTTTGCCGAAATTACAAACCAGATCAGTCGTGGGCAGCCATGCGATGTGGTCACTGTGGGGATGGCGCTTGAGGGTCGGGTCGATATTCTTGAGCTGAATGCTCTTGCGCAGTTTGTTCCAAGCTCGGCCAACATCCGGCGTTATGCCGATGTGGTTATTGAGCGTTTCAAAAGCCGCGCCCTGCTGTCCGTGAGCGCAAAAATAAGCGAGCTGGCACAGGATCATGTCCGAACCATTGAAGATCGCGTAGAAGCCGCGCAAGGCCAGCTTGTGAAGCTGATCGACGAGGCGCCGCGCGACGAATGGGTCAGCGCTTTTGAGGGCATGAGCAGCCACACGCAGGTGCTGGAAGATCGGGCCGATGGAAAGGTCAAAGCCTGGGCAACTGGGCTGGACGACTTGGACGATGTGTTGGAAGGCGGATTTCGTCCGGGTGAACTGGTGATCGTCGGCGCACGTCCGTCGATGGGTAAAACGGCTCTCGCTATGACGATTGGCCTGTCTATGTCTCAGCAGTATTCCGTGGCCATGCTATCCATGGAAATGCCACACACCGAGGTACGCGACCGCATGACGGCCATTGTCGGCAACGTCAGTCTATCCAACGTAAAACGTCCCAACCGTGGCCTGCAATGGGATCGTGTTGTTGATGGCGTTGAGATGTCAAAGCATCTCAAGTTTTTCGTCACAGACCAAGGTGGATTAAACATCAACCAGGTGCGCAGCAAGGCGCGAGCCGTCAAACGGCTGCATGGTTTGAATGTCCTGATCGTGGACTACATCGGCCTGATGACCGGCCTTGACGCAAAGCAGCAGCGCGCCTATCAGCTTGAGGAAATCAGCCGTGGACTGAAGACGCTGGCCAAAGAACTTGACATGACCGTGCTGTGCCTGGCCCAAGTCAACCGCAAGGTTGAGGAACGCACTGACGCCACGCCGCAACTGAGCGACCTGAGAGACTCTGGCGCGATTGAGCAGGATGCCGACGTGGTGATGTTCGTTCACCGACCGATTCAGGCGAAACCAGATTTGGGTGGGGATTGGGCAAACTACGCCAAGTGCTCTATCGCCAAAAACCGCAACGGAAAGTGTGGTGTGATCAATTTGTTTTACATCGGAGAGCAGACGAAGTTTGCTGGCTGGAGCGGTCTAGCACCGGTTAAATCGTCAACAGCATCAAGGAGAAATGAGTTATGAGCCAGTACGTTTTGGAATGGAGCAGAACGGGGAATTGTTTTTACATCAAGACCGTTGAGGATGCGCTTGCAAGCAACCAAGAGGCATTTTTGGATAACGCAACCAGAGACCGACTGACGTTGATGATTGGGTCGCACGAAGCATGTCTGGCGATGTCAAAAAACCATCAGGCGCGTCTTGATGTGCGGGCAGCACCGAAATGGTGACGAGAGAAGGACTTATAGCCCATATTCTGACCATGAAAAACGGGACTGGCAAAACCACGCCACAGCCGGAATATGCACGCTATGCGCTGCGCTGGTATCACGAAAAAATGCCGTGGATGGACT